GGGGCCTAGCGGCACTCTTCCATTTACAGGGTAATGTTACCCCTCCAGCTTTCGCACTACCTCAAATGAGATAGGATGGGGTGATTAGCCCCCGAGTGTGTATACAGAGATCTTCTTATACCCACTTGACCCCGGGAGGGGTAAGCTCTTAACATGCTCCGAGCCTTCCGGCAAGGGCAGAGGTGAGGTGCGGCGTGCACTGCTATTCCGGTCCGAATGAAATCGGGCTAGAAACGCAGAAAGCTTCTCCCCTTGTGGAGGAGTCGCTAGATACTCGTCTCCGGATGACCTCCGGTACGTGGAGTATAGCGCCACGACATGTTCGCCCCGCTTGAGAGCGAGGCGGTCCTTAGAGGACCGTGTTACGAACGTGTCAAAGAAGTAGCCTGAATAGCCGCGATGGCTGTATTTCTCGGGACGGTGCCGAGGGTGATCCCCCAGCAAGTGTCCGTCACCGAAACCATCAGGGCCATAGATATGGAGAGCGGGGTGAATTGCTTCCAGCACCCTTCTTGCTCTTCCCATATCCCCTCGCCTTACATAGAAGTTATGCAAGGTGAAGAGGCTTTGTCCGCTAACCCATCCTCGTGGATAGACTGGCCGGACATCTGTTCCCGAAAAGTAGTCCTTCCCACACGATTCCCGGAAGGGACCCGTGCAGTACGACTTCGTCGTATTTACCTTGAACCCAACAGCTACTAACACCTCAACTAGCAAGGTGTACGCCGATACGGGAACGATGAGATCATCACCGTAGGCTGTAGCTTCACTGTCGCTTTCGCAACAAGAAGCAGCCAGACTCCAAAAGATCAGAGTCTCAAGGGGGAACGTAAAACCGTTTCCCATCGACGAAAACTTCTCTTGGCGAAGCACGCTGCCATCAGGTAGCAGTACATGCTTAGACCTCACTCCATTGAGGAATGAGGCCCAGTCCAAGGGAAGCAATTCAAACACTAACTCGCGAGAGATTGTGTCTGATGCGGACGACAGGTCGAGGGTTGCTAAAGCCCCCGTTAACGACCCTTCAAGCGCCCTCCGCTGATTAAGCGACTGGTCTCGAATGTCGATACCGAACGCGGCAAGACTTTTTGCCATATGTGCACCAATTCCGAGCTGAACGAGGACGTTCAATCCAGGCTCAGTGCACACTGACCGATAGGTCTTTGCGTTCTTCGGGACGAAGCTTAGTTTAGCAGGTGTAATTTCTACCTGTACTAGGCTCCACTCGTCTCCATCTTCATCCACGCGATCAAGCGCAGAATGGATGTCAACAAGATGGGGCAGCTCCTCAAGTACGTAAGGTACGTACGTGCAGAGCTCTTCGCTACACTGGAGCCTCTCCGCTAGCTTGCGGCGAATAGAGGCATCCTTTCTTCTGGTGGCGCGCGTGGCCCCAGGGCCGAAGTGCAAGTCTAACTCCTGTAAGGGAGGAAGATCACCTAGTATGCGAGAGACTTTACGCTGGGCCGCATGGATAACGGCCGCAACGCGGGGAGTAAAGGAAAACTCTCCGGATCTCGCTTTTCGGAAGATCTCGTTGGACGACTTGCAAAGCTCTTCGGCTTCGAGAAACTTCTCGAAACCACATGCTTCCTTATCGAGACCTATCTCAAGGTCTTCAATTTTCTGGAAGTATGCGAGAGCCTGGCGGCAGTGGTAAACCACAGCCGCTGTTAGACCCTCCTCCGAGTAGTTGAACTCGAACTCACATAGCTGACGCAGTTTGTCACGAACGATTAAGTCCGCTATCGTTGCGCCTTGAGCACCACCCTCCCGGGCGTGTGAGAGTGCCATTTCCCGATAAAAGTCAACAGACTCACTCGGGGAAAGCTCCTCTAACCAGTGCGATAATTTTCGCATAATTTCTCCATAAGAGTAACTGATCAGAATGTGCCGAAATTAGCACATGGGAGAAACAGCCACCATACCTCACGATATAGTGTTGCAATACTCTAAAAACGTAGTATTGCACTGTTTGTAACGCCTCCCTGACAGGCAAATGTCAGGTCGCCATAATAAGCTGATCGAACAGCTCTGGCGCGGGTCCCGTCGTGACCGGAGTCACTGAGGTCGAGACGCTACCCATAACATTGATGTTCAGCTGACGTGCGAGACGCCGGCCGGTCACAATGCTACGCTCGTGGAACAACCCCACCGTTTCCACGGTGTCGGTATACGCTACCTTCGGGGCAGCGGTATAACCGGACGAGTTTTGTGCGTTGACAGCTTCCATCACTGGAACCTCTGCGCGCACTGTTTCCCTGAAAATACCTGACGGCAGCTTTCGCTTAGTCATGGTAACACGAACCTGCGCATAGTCCGGGACTCCCGCGAGGGACTCCTTCCACTTTGCGACGATCGTGCCATCGGGCTTGCGCTCGATGGACTCGCCCACTAGCGTGTGCGAGACAGGGGTTGCCGCACCGTCGAAGACGGTGATATTTGCTTGAGCACTCATGTGATAAGCATGCCAGAATACTGGCGTGTTGTGTCGAAATGCAGGTGTACAACGCCTGCTTAGTACACACGTAGGAAGGCGAACCCTCCTACCATCACTTCTTCTTAAACCCGGACGAACCCGCTCCCCAATCCCCTTGGACAAGGAGGGCAACAGCGTTCGCACAATGCTGCCAAGAGGCAACTTGCCCTAAGCCTTTAAAAGACGGCAGAGGCACCGAGCTTCCCAAACTAGCATATACGCTCCTGTAACAATCCACTCCGTACTGTTGATAGTCCGGATCGCTCCACTTACCAGATGTAGAATTGGTAATTGGCCCAATCATAAACTTCAGTACCTGTGAAAGGACTGCTTGTCCGGAGACGCAGGAACTAAACGCTCTTGCTTCCAGGTATTGGCCGATTGGAATGAACCAATCAACCACGAATGACCAGGGCATTAACTCCCAGGCGACATTCTCTGGATTCAGCAGTCCGAGGACCGCTGGCGTGGACATCTTCTCATCCACGTACAAGATATACTGCATCGTCTCATATGTAGTAAGCGTATAGGAGATATGATCCGGAGCGCAATGCACCGGATTTCCATCTACCGTCTTAACCGTCACACGAGACTTCCTCGATCCCGCCTTAACCTTTTGGCGGAATGGGGCCGTTAGCTGATGAGCTAACATCTGGGCCGCCGCCTCTGCATCTTTCAACAGAGGTAGCCATCCGTACTGGAGTTCCAACCAGGCGGATCCCACGGTCTGCTTGGTGAGGGCTTTCGCCTTCCAAGCTTTAGTCCCAGCAGCGCTCTCACGAGCTGTGCCCGTAACTAGTATATTTGCCGCATGGGCAATGTTACCAGTACGTACTGATTTCATGGCTCGGTAAATCCGAGTTGCGGAGTCAGCAATGAGACCGAGAGTCTGATGACCCTCGCCGAGAAACACGGACATATTAAAGTCCGACCCAACTAGCTTCTCACGAAGCTTCCCAATTATCTTCAGCCGGTCGTTCTCACCCATCGCGAACGATGAGTAATTCGTCCCGTCCGAATGTGTTACATTCGTAGCGAGACTATTCGACCAAGTACCCACACCCGGTAGGGCATAGGTGCTGCAGTCGAACTCACGTGTTTTGTACACGTAATGCTGACGATGGTTCCGATAATGCATCTCATAGTTATGAGGTGCGTTCGAAACACGCTTGGGGGGGCGTGCGTTAACACCATGGTTTGGATTGATCTTATACGCCTTACCGTCACGGTAAATGTAATAGATCGGTTTTTTGATGTAGACCGCTTTAGGGCGATCCCCACCTACCCACGTTTTATAGTGGACCTTATCCAAAAGGCCATAAGTGCCGCTGCTGTTCCAACTGCCAGTGGTCATTTCATACCCCTAACAGTTAAGCCACAGGGTGGCATACTCCCTTCCCAGGGAGTTTCACAGGTGCATATCCACACCTGAGCATCTGTGTCAAGCCACTGACAACGAGTACTTACGTCCCAACCCGGATTACTCCGATAGGTCGGGGCGAAGTCCATACTTGCGTACGGACTCAACTCGAGTGGAAGATGACGTTTATACGACCAGTCGTTTGAGGCACTTTGGGCAGTACCAGGTCCTGAAGAACCCTTTTCAAACGGCGGAGCGTACGCAAACCAATCCGTCACAAAGGAGTATTGCTGGAATTGCTCCCAGCTAGTAACTCTCTGGTCAGGTTGAGTAGTCTCAAGGCGTGAAGCCCTGAATACTTTACTCAGGGACTGCACGATTTTGCTGATGAGGCTCAATCGCTCCTCCCATGGGTTTGCAAAAGCCCAGGCCCCCGAGAGAGAGGTGCTACCTCTCTCCCGAGATCCTCTAGGTCGACCGACCTAGAGTCAAGGTCTGAAGAGACCGCTTAAAACGCCGCTAGTACGCGCTTAGGCATTACGAACCTGGCATACCCTCCCGGGTATCCAGACACTTTCGCGGAAGAGCGTTACACCTTTCGGCTTTACGCTAATCCGGTCGTAACTGAGGCTGGTTAGACCCCAAAATCTCTCCTGCCCGACGAAAGTCGAACAAGGCAGAGAGTGGCCCCCCT